GTAGAAACTATGATTTGGTTTCTTGATGCTGTTATGGAAGAGTATTGTGAAAAGACTAAAGATATTCCGTTTATGAAGTCTGCACATGATTTTGCTTCACATTGGAGAGCCTTAGGTCTAGGACAACTTGGATGGCACACATATCTGCAATCTAAAATGATTCCGTTTGAATCTTTTACTGCACATATGTTAGCTACCAAAATTAGTAAATTTATTGATGATCGTTCTTTAGAGGCGTCTAAAGAGTTAGCTATTGAATATGGTGAACCAAAGGGTATGCTGGGAACTGGTGAGCGCAACTTAACGCGCACTGCAATTGCACCAACAACATCATCCTCTTTTATTCTCGGTCAAGTATCACCTGCTATTGAGCCTCTAGCATCTAATTATTTCACAAAAGATCTGGCAAAAGGCAAGTTTACTTTTAGAAATAAACATCTTGAAGGTTGTCTCCACGATCATGGAAAAAATAATGAAAAAGTATGGGTAGATGTTCTGAAGCATGGTGGGTCTGTTCAACATTTAGATTTTCTAACACAAAATGAAAAAGACGTTTTCAAGACATTTTCCGAAATTACTCCTCTATCTATCGTACAGCAGGCAGGCGCAAGACAGAAATATATTGACCAAAGTCAATCACTCAATATTTTAATACATCCAGACGTATCTGCAAAAGATGTTAATGCATTAATAATTGAAGGTTGGAGATGTGGTGTTAAGACGTTTTATTACCAACGGTCTGCAAATCCAGCGCAAGAATTGGTTAGAGATATAATGAATTGTGCCTCCTGTGAGGGTTGATCTGGAAGTGCTATATATGATTAACAGAAAAGATAAGGAATAATTGTATGGCAAAACAGAATTTTTATATAGACTGCCCTCTATGCCAATATCAAACCTCAATAGAAGTTTTAAACGGAGACGCAGACGCAGAGCCGGAAGCTTGTCCAATGTGTGGTAGTCCTGTAGATTTGCATGCCGATGACGATGAATATGACGAATAATGTGGTTTTATCAAGGTAAAGAGTATGCCCCATCCGAAGAAGAATTGAAGCTTTGGGTGGGGTTTGTATATGAAATTAAAGACAACACTAACGAAAAATTATATATTGGAAAGAAAGGGTTCTGGTCTACAAGACGATTAGCTCCGTTAAAAGGGAAAACCAGAAAGCGTAAAGTCGTAAAAGAATCTGATTGGATGAAATATTACGGCTCAAATGAAGAATTGAAGCTATTAGTAGAAAGCGACGGTCCAGAAAGATTTAGCAGAGAAATATTGAGACTTTGTGAGACTAAAGGTCTAATGAGTTATTTTGAAGCTAAAGAACAATTTGACCGCGAAGTTCTTTTTCGTGATGAATATTACAATCAATTTATTGGCGTTAAAATACACGCTAGTCATGTTAAAGGAAAAATAAAAAATGTATGAATATAAATGTAAAATTTTGCGTGTTGTCGATGGTGACACAGTAGACATAGATATCGACTTAGGCTTTGGCATATGGATTCACAAAGAGCGGGTTCGGATGATGGGTATTGATACGCCTGAATCTCGCACCCGCGATCTTGTAGAAAAGGCATTTGGACTTGCAGCTAAAGTAAGGTTGAAAGAATTGCTTCCTGTCGGTTCAACACAAATTCTAAAAACAGAAGTAGATAAGTCAGGAGAAGATGCTAAAGGTAAATTTGGTCGAGTTCTCGGAGACTTTATGATAGAACATAAAACTGCAAATGGCATCAATGAAACAGTTCGAGCGACCAAAATCTTAATTGATGAAGGACAAGCTGTAAAATATTTCGGTCAAAACAAAGCGGACGTAGAAGTTCAACATATGGTAAATCGCCAACGGCTGCTTCACGAAGGTGTTGTAGTTCTTAATGACTAAGAGTGTTATTATTCCCGAACCTAAACTAATCGATATTACTGACATATACGACCAACGCGCCAGAAAGAAACAAGAGTTAGAATTTTATACAAAAGAAATGAATAAACTAATGACAAAGTTGGGAAAAATTCAACATGAGATCGGCGTAACAGAAACTATAATTTCTTTAATAGAAAGAGAAAGCGTCCTCGATTTGACTGAAACAATAAGAGAAAAAAGGAACTTAGCTATTGACAAGTAAGTGCCATTATGCTATTATACAATGAAACAAACCGGAGATTATTATGATTCTAATTGACTATAATGGCGTTGCTATTGGTATGATGCTTGCACGAAAAGAGCCTATTGATGAAAATATTATACGACCAATGATTCTCAATCAGATCAGAATGTATCGTAAAAAGTATTTTAAAGAGTATGGAGAGATAGTTGTCGTTGCTGATGGCGGCGGCAACTTTCGCAAAGAAATTTATCCATATTACAAGTGGAGACGTTCTGAAGGTCGTGATGAATCTAAGATCGACTGGCAAGAAGCATTTAGAATTATCGGCATGATTTTCGAAGAAATCGGCGACAATTTTCCATATAAGACAATTAAGCAGTGGGGCTGTGAAGCTGATGATACTATTGCGCGTATCGCATTTGAGACACAAGAGTTTGGTAAGCATGAAAATGTAATGATCATTTCTGGCGATAATGATTTCATTCAGCTACAGAAAATGTCTAATGTAAAACAATTTAGTCCTATTACAAAAAAGCTTGTCTCTACAGACGATGCCCACAGATGGACTATGGAGAAAATCTTTAAAGGTTGTGGTAGTGATGGTGTGCCAAATATTCTTTCTCCTGACAATGCTATTGCTGAGGGCATTAGACAAAAACCAATGACTAAAAAGAAGATGGACGCTTGGTATAACAGTACAGATCCTAAGATGGGTATGAATGAAGAAACGTATAGAAATTTTATTCGTAATAAAAAACTTGTAGATTTAACAGAAACTCCGCAAAATATCAAAGATGAGATTATAAATAAGTATGAAGCACAAGACCCGCAAAAAAACAAAGGTAAAGTGTTTCCATACTTGGTTCAGAAAAGATGTAGATTATTAGTAGAAAGCGTTCAGGAGTTCATATAATGAGAAAGCATATCCATGAAATATTTGAAGAGGTGAAAAACGCGAAAGGTGACGATAAAGTTACTATTTTGCAGAAGAACGAAAGTTGGGCTTTGAAAGATGTTCTGAGAGGAACATATGATGATATAGTCCAATGGAATGTGCCAGCGGGAAAGCCACCATTTGAAAAGAACCAAGGGCATAACTCACCATCAAGTTTGCTAAAACAAAACCGTCAATTCAAACACTTTGTTAAAGGTTTGGCAGGCGATAAAATGTTAAAAGCGAAGCGTGAAATGCTCTATATTAAATTGCTAGAATCTATTCACCCTCAAGACGCGGAGATTGTAATTAACATGACAAGCAAAACAAACATTTCAGGAATAACAAAAGCAACGGTAAAAAAGGCATTTCCAAATCTAATTTCGCAATAACACAATATGCGCGATCCCAATAAAAATAATAAAAAACTTTGTAGCCGGTTTCTCCAGGAGAAGCTGGTTTTTTACTTTTCAAGGAGAAATACCATGTCCAACGATCAACTCCAGAGACTTCAGAACGATAGTGCAGAATTAGAAAATTATGCACAAAAGCTTACAAATGAAGGCAAATTTGATCTAGTAAAAAAAATCAAAGCTAAGAAACAGTATCTGGACAATTACATAACAACTAAATCGCAAATATTTGAGGTAGCGTAAAATAAACCTCTTGACAAGTGGTTCTGTTTATGCTAGATTAGTCATAGAAACAGAATCACTTGAAAGGGTTCACACAATGTCATTTGCACCAGAAAATGTAGGCTTCACATACGGCGATAGCAGCATCCAAGGTAGTTTTCTTCTGAAAGAGAACAATAACTTTTTTGAATTTTCAACTAATAACGAAACCGGCTTCGGCGAAGAGTATCCTCATAAAGTCTGGGTAACAACTCCTTGGAATATGGATCAAGGCTTTCGCTTTGCAATAGTTAAGAAAACTGTTGCATACATCTTGACCACTGACGCAAACGGCGACGATGTTGTTGAAAAGTGGAATATCAAACAGCATAGAAAATATACAAAACTTTTTGATAAATAAGGTTGACAAGCCTACTTTATTATGCTATTCTAACTGTAGAAACAGAATCACATATAGAAAGAGATCCAATGTCTGTAGCAGAAACAATCCTCTCCCAAATCCAAACAATCGACAAAACGGCGCTTTGGGCTTGGGGTTCAAAAGAATATATGCGTACATCAACAGATGGTATTATGTTCAAAACTAGCGGTATGGTTAAATGGAAAGGCAAAGTTCAAATCGAATTGAACGGATCCGATCTTTATGATGTAACATTTATGCGTCTCCGTAAAGTCAAAGGCGTACATACTTGCATCACAGACAAGAAAGTAACAGACGTTTTTGTTGAAGACCTCGTAAATACAATTGATATGCAGGTAGGCTAATGAATATATTTATTCTTTCAAACGATCCAGTAGAAGCTGCCCGGTTGCAGTGCGATAAACATGTTGTTAAAATGATACTAGAAAGTGGTCAGATGCTTTGTACCGCTCACCGGATGGCTGACGGTGTAGAATGTCGTAAACGATCTAAGTCTGGCAAACGTATTATAAAATACTACGAATTACTAGACGACCGAGAAGATTTGTTTTATAAAGCTGTCCATCATCACCATCCATGTACAGTATGGACGATGGAATCCAAAGCAAACTACGACTGGCACTATACGCATTTTGTGGCTCTCTGTCAAGAATATTCATATAGATATAACAAAGTACATTTGACGCAGACTAAGTTGGAACATGCTCTCCGCGTTGCTCCTAAAAATATACCAGATATAGAACAAACGCCGTTCAAATTAGCTATGGGTGCAGCACCAGAATGTATTTTTCCAGACGATCCAATAAAATCGTATAAATTGTACTATAAGACAAAGCAAGAAAGGTTTAAAATGTCATGGTCCAAACGACAAATTCCGGACTGGTTTACAGCCGTAGCAAGTTAGTTAAATATGAGTATGACAATTTACAAAGAGCTAAGAAGTTGCCGAGAGACCACAAGAATAAATTTCTAATAGTTAGACATTGGGAACTAGAACTACATAAACAGAAATTATCAATTCAGATGGATATGAATGATGCCACTTTATACAATAAAAAATACTACAACAGATGAGTCTTGGGAAGTACAATGTACTTGGTCAAAATTACAAGAAATGCTTTCGGAAGATACAAATTTGACTCAGGGATTATCTACAGCAGGATTTATCGGATCAAGGCGAGATATGTTAGGTCAAACTCCCCAGGGTTTTAAAGATTTGATGAATAGAACCAAAGAAGGTTCTGGCAGAAATAACACTATCAGGACTGTATAGAATGAAGAAAAATAATTCTCTTACTGTGAATATAGAAGAACTAATGGAAATTGAGCCTATTACTGAAAATCAGAAATTGGCTTTCGACTATTGGGATGACGAGGCAAATTTAGTTATGTCAGGCAGCGCAGGCACAGGTAAAACTTTTATCGCATTATATCTTGCATTAGAAGCAATGTTGAATGATCCTGATATCTATAGGAAGATTATTGTTTTGCGCTCTGCCGTAACGACAAGAGACCAAGGCTTTTTGCCAGGCACTAAAGAAGAAAAAGAAGCGTCTTATGAGGCGCCGTATCGTCTTGTATGCTCAGAACTATTCGGCTTTGAGGGCGCATATAATAAGATGAAAACTGCAAATAAGATTCAATTCGAAACAACATCATTTCTTAGAGGTTGTACTTTTGACCAAGCAATTGTTGTCGTAGATGAAATGCAAAACCTAAACTTCCACGAACTAGATTCTGTGATTACTAGAATTGGTAAAGATTGTCGGCTAATTTTCTGCGGAGATCATAAACAGACAGATTTTAAATTTAAGGACGAAAGTGACGGTATCATTAAATTTATGCAGATTATTGAACAGATGAGATTTTTTAGAATTATTAATTTTGGTTGGGAAGATATTGTGAGGAGCGACTTAGTGCGTGACTATATAATGACAAAAGAAATGTTAGAGAACGCTGGCAATAGCACATTTAGACCATTAGAAATTCAAAGAGGAAAACATGATAGAAATATACGGAACTAGTAGATGTGGTTTTTGTGATCAAGCTAAGGAGCTTGCTGAAAAATATAATTTAGATTATGTGTATAAAGATGCTTCTGATTTAGATATATATCAGACATTGCTTGAAAGAGTTGGAAATTTTAAAACGGTGCCGCAGATTTTTTGGCACGGAAAACATATTGGCGGTTACGATTCTTTTGCCGCTGAAGTACAAAACACAAGGGAGTTCGGACAAGATGGATTTTGATTTTACAGAAGATCAAGTCGCAACGATTTTGCATAAGGACGATGTATCTGACTGGTACAACGCCATGGTAGAAATGTTTCCAAAATATGAAATTACTACACCAAATCGTGTTGCTGGCTTTATCGCTCAGACTGCACATGAAAGTGCAAGCTACAAAACTATTACAGAAAATTTGAACTATAGCGCAAAAGCACTTAATGCTATTTTTGGTAAGTATTTTCACCGAGCTGGAGTTGACGCGGAAAAATATCATAGACAACCAGAAAAGATTGCTAACCGTATCTATGCGGGTCGTATGGACAACGGAGATACTGCATCTGGCGATGGTTGGACATTCAGAGGTGGCGGCATTCTACAGCTAACAGGTCGCTATAACTACACAGAATTTGGTAAGACTGTTGGAATGTCTGCCGAAGAGGCAACAAATTATGTACGCACTCCAGAGGGTGCTATTGAAAGTGCATGTTGGTTCTGGAAAACAAATAATATTAATAAGTATTGTGATTCTGACGATATTGTGAGGATGACAAAGCGCATTAACGGCGGTACTATTGGTCTTGCTGATCGTAAAAAGCATTATGCCCACGCTCTAGCGGTGCTTGGTGGTCATGTCGATTTTGACGATGACAATGACGATGTAGAATTGAAACTTGTCCGTAGAGGGTCTAAGGGCG